GAGTATTATGAGTAAGAAACAACAAAAAAAAGCTATGGAATTAACTATTGGTGGTCATTTGTACAAGATAGTAGAAATACCACTAAAACATGAAGATGAAAGTAAAGAATTGTATGGTAGACATATGGTAAAAGACAATATCATACTTATTAATACTGATATACATCAATCTAGAAAAGAAGAAACGCTAGTACATGAGGTATTACACGCTATATTCTACAATTATGGGTTAGAACACAAAGAAAACCTTATTGATGCTATATCAAACGGATTATTTCAACTAGGAATAGGAGACTATCTATGGAAGATATCAAAAAAGCAATCTTAAAATTCAAAAGTCTAGGTAGAACTGACATTGTGCAGAAATTACAGCAAGAACTAGATGAATTAGAAAAAATACGTCAAAACCTTAACTGGGATAAATTAATACGTGAATTAGAAAATGTAAAAGATAAGGAGGATTTTCCAGATGAACCAGAAAACTAGTACAGCAGAAGACGTAGTATCATACATAAAAGACAATTACCCTTCTACAGAAAAAGAATTTCAAGCTCTTTTAAATAAAATGTACCTAACATTTTGTAAAAAACAGTTTGATTACGGTCCTGGCAATATTGCTATGGGTACCACGTTAAAAAACGAAAAAGAAGTCAATACAGCCTTATTTGGTATAATTGTAAGGCTTAATGATAAGATAAACAGACTAATCAACTTGTCAACAAATCATAATATGAAAGCAAAGAATGAACCAATAGACGATGCTTTTATGGATATTGCAGTATATGCAGTAATGGCAATGATAGTCAAACAAAACAAATGGGGTAAATAATGCCTGGAGTAAAATGGACAGAAGATGAAATCAGAATTATAGACCAGTATGAACGTACTGCTAAGTCTGCTTTCACTCTGTATCAAGAAATACGTATTGCTGGATATAATAGAACATATAAAGCAGTATCTCGTAAAATAGAATCCTTAGGATTAAGAAAACCTACCAGATATACAACTGGACATGAGATGACTATCGGATACCTAGATATTGAATCCACTGGATTTAGTGCTAATATTGATGTTATGTTGTCTTGGTGTATTAAAGGTAGAGGTGACAAAAACGTTGCTGGAGCTAAAATTACAAGAGAAGAGCTAATGTCAGATAAGCAAGATGCTCGAATTGTAGAGCTTTTAGTAGAAGAAATGAATAAATATGATGTAATATTTACATACTATGGTACTCGTTTTGATATTCCGTTTATTAGAACAAGAGCACTATATCATAAAACATTCTTCCCACTATACAAACAAAAGTCACATAAAGACCTGTATTATGTAGTAAAATCTAAATTAAAGCTACATCGCTCATCATTAATGGCAGCTACAGAGTTTTTTGGTATTGCTGGTAAAACAAGAGTAAAACCAGAAATGTGGCAAAAAGCTAGATGGGGCGATGAAAAAGCAATGAAATACGTTTATGACCACAATGTAGCAGATGTAGTCATATTAGAAAAGCTACATCGTAAATTAGAAGAATATGCACCACCGCAGGTAAATCCATTATAATAGGAGGAAATATGGCTAAAAAAGAAGAAAAGCTAACAATAATGAGCGATGGTAAGGAAATCGAGTTCTTATATTCTGATTTAACAGAAGAAGCACAAGCTCAGTACAATAGGGCTAATGAACTTGCTGGTCAATTAATGAGATTAGACCAACAAGCTAATGAATTACGATTCCTTGCTAATAACTATATTCGCTTCGTTATCGATGAACTTGAAAAAGATGTTGACGATAAAGAGGAAAAATAGTTAAATTATGAGAGAACGTACTGTAAAGGGAGTTACTCATTATTTGTATGATGACGTCGACGAGTTTAGAAAGTATCACGAAAGTGTTTCTTTGTCAACAGATTGGCGTCATTCAAATACAGGTGATTGGGTAGTTACTGATGATGGTCAAGTATGTGAAGTTCTACATCTAGGTGTTTTAAAAAAACACGATAGAAAAAAAGAGACTACATTTATTAGAACTATTATGGGTTCTTTTATCTGTAGTCCTAAAGTTAGAATGGAAGGAAATATGAAAACCAATATGCATACGTTCTCTACAGAGGGTAAATCGCCTTCTGTTAGAAAAAGAGAAAGAAAACATGCAACAGATAAAGAGTTTTTGTTTGGTAAGTATGTAGCAAAAGGAGATGACGTTGTACAAGCTTATATGAAAGCATTTCCTAGTAACAATGAAAAATATGCTAAGTCTCAAGCAAAACTATTACTAAAAACCGATAGGGTGAAAAGATTGATTAGAGAAGAAATAGATAAATACTTGAATGAAGCTGAGATTACTCCTACGTACTTATTAGAAGAAATGAGGAACATTATAGATAAAGGAGGTTCTTCAGACAGAGATAAGATTACAGCAATAACAACTTTAATGAAAATATCTGGAATGATGGATACAGAAAAGACTACAGAGTCAGTTACATTGTTCCAAGGTTTTACAAAGGAGCAACTAAATGCAATTCAAGGGTCCCAACACAAAAAATTGGCGGAAGTTAAAGTTAATAACGAAAAGTAAACGTTGTTACATATGTCATTATAGATTGAGTAAAACTGGAGTATTCTTGTATAGCAAGGAGAAACGAGACACTACTCACGTAAAATGTTTTAATTGTTTAACGGTATATAATACTTCTTTTGGTATTACAGATGTAGGTATACCTAGAGAAGTAGGTCATTCATGAGATTAGCAGTTTACGGAACATTAAGAAGAGGATTTGAAGATACTGGTAAAGTAAAAGGATTTAGCCTTGTATTTCCAGGAACTAAATCTTTTCCAGCTTTAATTAAAAACGAAAAAGGAAAAGGTGCGGTTGTAGAAGTTTTTAATGTTACTAAAGAAGAACTAAATATGTACGATATGTATGAATCTACAAAAGATGGTTTGTATATTAGAACAACAGCTAATGTTATATTAGATGATACAAAAGAAAAAGAAAAATGTTGGATATATGTAGCTGGACCTTTACTATGGCAAAGTTCTAGTATGTTTACAGAAGTTCCCGACGGTGATTGGCTTTCACCTAAAACAATGGTTATGATGGACAGATTTTATGAAAAAGAATACGAAGAAGCCAGAAAATTTTAATATTATACCACCTGACTTATCTGCAAAAGAACAAGCATTAGAGTTGGCAAAAAAAGATATTGTAACTTTTGGTCAAATGTTTCTACCAGAAGATTTTATGAAGTCAACTCCTGCTCCTTATCAGTATGAGTTAAGTGAAATACTTTTAGGAAAAGATAAAAGAGTTTGTATTATATTGCCTAGAGGTCACGCAAAATCAACTTTAGCTAAAACAGCGTTACTTCATCAATTGTATTTTTCTCCACCAGAAAAAAAACAATTTATAGCTTGGGTTTCTGAGGAACAATCACAGGCTATTGACCATATTAAATATATGCAAAACCATATAGATATTAATCCTGCATTACAATATTATTTTGGAGATTTAAAAGGTAGTAAATGGACAGAAAAAGAATTTACCACTGCTAGAGGAGATAGAATTATTGCAAAGGGTACATCTCAAAGATTGCGTGGTAGGTCTCAGCTAGGATTAAGATATACAAATATTATACTTGATGACTTTGAGTCAGAATTAAATACTAAAACACCAGAAAGAAGAAAAGAGATTAAAGAATGGGTAATGTCAACAGTAGAGCCCGCTTTGGAAAACTCCAAAGAAAACGAAGGGTCAATATGGCTTATTGGTACGATAGTCCATTACGATTCATTCCTACAAGGAGTGTACGATGGGTATGTACAAGCACAAAAAGAAGATAGAAAATCTGCTTGGAATGTACTTTATAAAAAGGCTATAGTAGACGATGTTCCTCTATGGCCTAGCTATTTTTCAAAAAAAAAGCTTATAGACATTAAAAGAAGGTTTACTGAAATGGGCTTAGTTCATAAGTTTGCCCAAGAATATCTAAATGAAGCAAGAGATTTAGAAACTGCTAAATTTCATATCGATAGAATTAATTATTACAGAGGAAACCTAGTAGAAAGAAATGGGTTTAACTATATGATGGTAGATGAGTCTGCTATACCTGTAAATGTTTATATGGGAGTAGACTTAGCATATGAAGCAAATGCAAGAAGCGACTACCAAGTAATTATGGTTATTGCGATTGATAGTGATAGAAATATATATGTTGTTGATTACTACAGAGAACATTCTCCTTTGTATGATATGCCTAAGACTATTGTTGATATGGCTAAGAAATATTATCCTGTTAGAAGAGTTAATGTTGAAAAGGTTGGTGCTCAAGGATTAATAAAAGATTATGTAAACCAGCTTATTGGTAAAGATAGAAAACTAGCACCTGGACTATCTCAAGGTGTAAGACCTCCAGCTGGTATCAAAAAAGAAGATAT